CTAAAGGATGGTGAGGAAGAGCGGGTGCGATGCCTGCGTATTGCCGATCTGCCGCACCCAGACGATTTGCCCGGAATTGGCTGCGACCGTTGCTGCGCCCAGATTGACCAGCGGTTCAGACAATTCCCAACTGGCAACAGGCGCATCGGGTGGACCGATTCCGACCACGTAGCGCTCGAACGATTCGTTGATCGGTGTCTCGATCGCCGAGTCCCAAGTCCACACGCCTCGCGACCTGCGAATCCACGTCAATGATACCTCGCCGTTGGCCAGGGTTTGCCGTCTGGCATGAACCGGAACGAGCGGCTGTGCCCCCAATCCCGGGTTCTCGACCGGCGCGATCACGGGTTCGGCATCTCCGCGCCCGATTGCCGCGACCGGAGATTCGGGACCATCGAGACCCATGGCATCGCCGAGCGACAGCAGCCCCGCGTCGAGCAGCGTGACCGAGCTGCCGACCGGTTGCCCGGTATTGGCGGCGGGCTCTGTTCCGGCACGCCCGCGGAGCAACCCGCAAACTTCCCAGCGGGTTTCAGTCAGGCGCTCGGCTTGCGCAAATTGCATCACCTCGTCGCCAATCAGCAGGCGGTTTTTCCCGGCAGCAAGCGTGACGAGATCGGCGGCCGTGAATGCCATATGCGATGCTGCCAGCTCGATTTCGAGCCGCGCATCGGGCTCGAACAGCAAGGCGGGCGATGGACCGGCGGCGCTCGCCAGCTCGCCCATGACGGCTTGACCTCTACCGGTTGTTCCGACCGGTTCCAGTCGTCCGCCACGTTCTGCATAGAGCGCGGCTCCGGCCCACTGGGCATTGCCAGTCGCAGCCGCTGCAAAAAGTTGCCGACCGTTCGCAAAGCCAAGCCCGTCCCAGGGCAACTCAAAGGCCCGCAGCCATGTCGGCAGCGATATGCCGTCAGCCGGATTGGGGAGAAAGCCGGGCTCACTGGCCGGATCGCTGACCACCGGCACCGCCTGCCGGACAAGGCCCAGCTCTACGCCGCCCTCGCGCCATTCCCAGGATTCGACCAGCCATGTCCCCGTGACATCGGGCAAGCGGACCAATCGTCCTGGTCCGATGTCGGGATCCAGTTCCGCGATGCGCCAGCGCAGCGTTTCGCGTTGGGCCTTTGCCCGCCCGTTCGCGGACTGGATGAGAGTGCGTGCCGCTTGCGCATCGAGCGCAGCAGGAAATTCAAAAGTGCCCGAGTCCGCATTGGTCGCCCGGCCAGACACTCGTTGTACCCCGGGCTGATAGTCGCGGGCTGTGTCATAGTAGCGCATGGCGGGCGGGATGCCGCGGGCATCATCCTTGCGGGAGCCGGCGCGGCCTTGGCGGGTTCCGAAGCCGTCGGAGCCAGAAGGAACCACGGGTGTTCCTTCGAGCCGATAGGGCGGCTCTGCCGGATCAATCGCCAAAACCTCGAGGCCATTGCCAGCGGCATCTGCCGCGCTGGGGTAAAGTTCGGCCAGCGTGGCAAATACATCGCCAAGCCGTCCGCCTTCATAGCTGATGCCCGACAGCCCCGATAGCGACCGGTTGGAGGACAGATTTTCGATATGCGGCTGAGCCAGATCGGCGAGAGCGAAATCATCCGGATCGGCAAACACTTCAAAACTCAGCGCGGGGATGCGATTGCCGAAATCTTCCAGCTGCAAGTCTTCGAACACGACATAGGCGCGGTTGCGGAAGGCGGGGCACGAAGGCCCTTCCGCTGCCGCGATCAGTGGATCGACCGGTTGGTCGCCATGCCCGTGATAGAGCCGCATCGCCCCGCCCACTTTCAGGTCACCGGCGGCGCCGCGCAGCAGGTTCCCGTCGGCCCAGATGCGTCCGATATCGATGATCGGGCGGCTGGCGATGGCGACGGCAAGCGAAGTTGAATAGCTAAAGGTCGTAACCTTCGGCTTGCCTTTACCGCCGCTGGTTTCACGGTTCTCGGCCATTTCGGTTGACCATATGATCGAACCGGCGGTGCGCATCCGGCCGAAATGGCGCGCCATCGGCGTGCCATAACTCGATGTGGTGATCGACAGGTCTTTGAGCCGTGCACCGTCGCGCGTCGGGCCGCCGATAATCGCAGCATCGATCTGGCGGCCGCCCAGCGCACCCAGCGCACCTCCGATCGGGCCGCCGATCAAGCTGCCAATGCCGCCGAGGATTAGTGTTGCCATGATTAGCCCTCTGTATTGAGCGTTTGGATGCGAGCCGGGTCAAGCCGCCAATGGGTGACGACAGGCCAGGCAAGCTGTCCGGTGTGGCGAACGACGCGGCGCAGGCCCGCATGCGCGTGGATGAACTTATCGGTGGCAGACGCCACGAGAAGATGTCGCTGTGCTGGACCGGGCGCGACCAGCACCAGATCACCGCGCTGGATAGCAGCATCGACCGCGACAAAACCAACCTCGCGTGCGAGGCGGTCCACGAACCGGAAGTCCGAATTGCGCAAGGCATAGGGCGGCACGGCCGGAGTCTTGATCGCGCAGTGATCGAGAGATGCCACCACCAGTCCGACACAATCAAGCCCGAAAACGGGGTTGCGACCGTGAAGCTGGAAAGGTGTGCCGGACAGCCGCTCTGCCGCGTTGGCAAATCGTTCCGCCCAATTCTCTGATGCGCCGCCGGTTGAGCCGCTCATTGCAGTTGCGGGTACCGGGCGAGCAGGTCGTTACCCGGCAGATAGGGCTCGCCCTGGAAGTTGACTGCATTGCCGAAGCGGTTGCCGCAAGTGGCTAGCGTATGGTCGCACCCGGCGCGGAGACGCACCGCGGTGCCAGATGGCGGCTCGTCAGCCAGCGTATAATCGAGCAGGAACGTACCGTTCTCGACATCGCGCACAGCCATGCGCAGGCCCGCAGCAGGCCCTCCCAGCCAGACCACCTCACCGGCGTTGAAGTCGCCCGGATTTGCCACGTCGAAGCTGAAGCACGACGCGTCGAGATCACACGAGACGAGTTTCGCGCGGTGCGTGTGAATTGCTGGCGACAGGCTGCAGCCGGGACCGCAAAACTGGGCCCGACAAGTCGGGCTGGTCCGGGGTATGTAGTCGATGTCGAATGCGGACTTGGCCGATTCCAGCCGGGCGGAAAACGTGTCGTCTTCCTCGCTCAGCAAGCTGATCGACCCGGCATAGAGCACGGTCTGGTCAAGCGTTTCCCAGTCAACCGCGCCGACTTCGATCCGTGCGCCATCGTAGCGGCCAGCGCGGATATCATCGCTGGCGATGCTCGAATGCGACAGCACGCCCTGCATATCGATACTGTCGTCGTCGAGCCTTGCGCTGCGCCGGATCGCGCTGGGTACCATGCCGGGAGCCGCGCGATGGACCAGTCCGTCAAAGAACAGGTCGCGATCATGGCTCGTGAACCCGAGCGCAACGCCGTCCGGACGATAGATGCGCCAGAAGGTCGCGACGCCTTCAAGCTCTGTGGCAAAAAAGATGTGGCTTGCCATGGCCTATCGCTCTTCCCGGATTTCGACGAGAGGGACCGAGGGCGCCTCGCCCGCAGCGAAATTTGCCCCGCTGATGTCGAGCCGGTCTTCTGCAAATCTGACCGGCACGTCGAACAGGAAACCGGCACGGATCTCTGCGCCTGCCGCGGGAGCGCTGCCGAATTCGATCTGGCCGCCAGCGCGCCAGCTCCAGCCGGTCGCGGCTACACCATCGATGCTGACGGTGATTGTTTCGACGCGGGGGCGCGAAATGATCCGCAGTTGCGGCTCCGGCCCAACGCCGTAGGTCTTGATCAGGTCGAACACCGATTGCGTGCCGTCACCAATGCCTAGCAATTGGTCCGTGGCGGTCGGGCTCCCGGTCATCCCGCTCGAACTGAAGTCGAAGGGATCGGCCAGCCGGAAGCCGCGCGCAGGACCGCGCCGTGCGCGGAAGAACGTCAGCAGAGTCCCGGTCTCGGCTTCGGAACGTATCCCCGGCCCGACATCGAACCGCAGCCGTGCATCGGACCACAGGGAATTGCGCCGCTCGTGCCCCGATGCGGTGGTGGCGACGGACGTCGAAAACTCTGGGCTGACCGACGTGTCACGGCCAAGTGCGAGCGGGTAAAGCACATCGTCGAAGGCTTGCAATTCATCCTCCTGTGTCGGGGCGAGGCGGGTGTATCCGTCACGCGAAACTTGCGGCAGCGCCCAGACGTAGCGCTGGTTGATGCCGCGTTCTGCGGCTTCGTCGAGCGCGTCGTCGATGCGCGGCCAGAAAACTTCGGCATCGTCCGGGTCGAGCACGAAGCCCGACAGGTAATCCTGCTTGGCAACCGGATAGCCGAGCCGCGCATCGACCTCGGCATAGGCCGCGCGGCGGCGGGCATCGGCCCCGGCGGTGAGCCAATCGTAATCTTCCAGCTGGAGCCGGTCGAACGCCGGATACGCCCAGCCCGGCGGCAGGTTTGCGCGCTTCAACTCCGGCATGTCCGGGTCGAGTATGGTTGGCGTAAAGGCGAGCAGCATCACTTCGGCTGCGCCCGGCGCCACGCCCCGGACGGTCGCCGCGATTTCGGCGGTCGACTGTGCCAGCAGAACGCCCGCCTGATCGAGCAACGCCGTTGCGGCGGGATCGAGCGCGGCGCGCATCGTCGGGATGACCACAGGTGCGCCGCCGAATGCTGCGACGGCCGCATCGTCATACAGGCAAGGCCGCCCGTCCGGCATCACCCACCACCACGGTTCGCCGATCTGAAAGCGCACCGGATGGCCCGCCTGTTCCTGTAGATAGGCGAATCGATATGCGGCCAGCTTGAGCCAGTTGACCGCCTTCGAACTGGCGGGGGAAAGCAATGCCGACGGCGGCACCCATCCGGTCCGTGCCGGTTCGCCGTCTGCTGCACGCTGCTGCCACGCGTTCGGGCAATGCTCGGCCAACAGCTCGTAAGACAGCGAAAAGACAACTTCGAACTCCGCCGCCTGCGCTTTTTGCAGGAAGTCGAGATGCCAGGCCTTTGCCGGAACGCACAGCGCGCCATTGGCAGCGGCAAGCAGGCGGCCATCATCCTGACCGGCGCCGTCCAGCAGCCGCATGAAATGGCTCATCCCGACGTAATGCAAGATGCGTCCGCGATAGCCGAGCGCTTCGATCGAGCGGATTAGCCGCGCCGGAGCCTGATTGTAGGCATCGTCATAGCCGGTGGCGATCTGTTCGCCATGCGGCGGCAGAGCAATATCGCCAATCTGCAACATCGGCCGATCGCCTTCACAGCGAGTCCCGGAGATTTCCGCCCACCCGGTCGCCAGACCGGGCAAGCGGGCTTCGCTGCCCGCGACATATCCGTCCGGCACAAGCGAGATGAACATGCGGTCGATATCGCCGGGATGAATCTGTTCGCCGGGCAAGCCATAGCCGCTTTCAAGCTGCGAAAACGGCAGTGTGATTTCTGCGTCGGTGGGTGTCCCGGCAGCGTAATTCCACAGCCGCACATACCAGCTGCGCGCATTGCCGCCGGCATCGCGGCCCTCGATCGTCAGAGTTGGTCCGTTGGGCTGGTCGAGCGCTACGATTCCGCTCGATCGCCAGCGGAAACGCAGCGTCGTTCGCGCATAGTCGCGGTCGGTCCGGTAAGCGAGCAGCGGATGGTCGAGTCTGTCCTCGCTTTCCCAGATCAGCCCGGCCAACTCGCCTTCGTGCAGGAACTCGCAATCGACCCGCAGAGTGTCCGGCGCTGACGTCGTGACCGACGCCATCATCGGACGCGGAAAATTGACTGTCCAATAGACCGGGTCGAAGCGCTGGATATAGTCGCTGTCCTGACCCTTGCGGGCCTTGGCGAGCCAGAATGCCATGGTAAGCCTCCTCAGCTTTCCGCGAGCGCGCGGCGAACGGCGCTCGCGACCTGCCGGCTGGAGCGTTGCAACGATTTCGGCGCAGTTTCGCCGCGCGGCGCGGAGAGTTGAATGGCCACGCGCACATCTTTGCGCACCCCGCCGGATGCACCGGTTTCGACCCGGCCTGAACTGGTCGGTACAAACAGCTCGGGCCCGCGCTCGCCGACAAGATAACCACGTCCCGGCGAGACAGGACCACTGGTGGCGCGGCCGGGAAGGCCCAGCAATCCGCCGAACGCGCTGCCCAGAATGTCGCCGAAGCCCGTGCTCTTGCTGCCGGCCATGCCGCCGAAAATCTTGTCTAGCCCGAGCTGCAGTGCCTGGGTTGCAATCGAATCGAGCACTTGCGTCGCCATGCGTTTCAGGTCCTCGAAACCAATGCTGCCTTTGCGCAGCGCAGACAGAAGCCCTTTTTCGAGAATGCTTCCTGCCTGTTCGAAGCCGTCGACCAGCGTCGTGTCGAAATTGCGCCGCATCTCGGCCACATCGTTTGCAAAGCCGCTGGTCGAGGCGCGGACCTCGACCAGCAGTTCGTCGATCTCATCATCCATGGCGGTCTTGCTCCATCAATCGTTCAAGCGCAGCGCGGTCGAACGAGGCGGTGTCTTGGGCCGGGTCGGTCAGCGCGGCGAGGAGTTCAGCTGGCGTTGCTTGCCAGAAATCCGGGGGCCGCCAGCCGAGTGCGCGGGCAGCGAGCGAGGACAGGCCTGCGGCATGCGTCCCGAAGCCCTTGCTCACCCCGAACCCTGCAAGATCTGACCAAGCAACATGCGCAGCGGTTTGGCGCAGGTTGCAAGGCCGAGATCGGCAACAGCACCGTTCAGCTTGTGGCGGGTGAGTTCACCGGGCTCCGCCATGCAATGCCAGAACAGCGCGGCCATTTCGGTCAGCGACAGACGGTTTTCGCCGGCCCGTTCGACCAGTGCGAACAGCGGGCCGAGTTCTTCCTCGGCTGCGACCAGCGCGGAAAATGTCGGGCGCAGCCGATAGGCTTTGCCGTCAACCGCCAGAGACGCCTCTCCGCGATGGGGGTTTGCTTCCTGTCTCATGCGGGCAGCACCGCGCCGGAGCTTTCCAGGTTCAGCGTGTAATTGCGCTCTCCGTTGAAGTCTCCGGCATAGTCGAGCCGCTGGACGAGGAACCGGCCGCGCAGCTTTGCGCCATCCTCGAAACTCAATTCGTAATCGTCGATCGTCCCGGCCAGCGCGTGAGCGCGGATCGCACCCTCTGCCTGGCTGCCGAGAAAAATGCCGCTGGCGGAAACCGAGACGGAACGCGTACCTGCGCCGGATAGCAATTCGCGCCAGCCACCGCTTTCCTTGTGGGTGACGACTACGGTGTCGCCATTGATCGACATCTGGGTCGTGCGCAGCCCGGCGACAGTGCCGTATGCGGGCGGCTGCCCGGGTTCCGGGGCACCTTCCGCAATCTTGAGAAGGAAGGCGGAGCCTTTTTGAGCGGTCATGTGATTGGGCCTTTCTTGAACGGATTGTCATTGCGAGCGGAGCAGTTGCGCAGCAGGCGCCCGGCGCAATCAATCCGCCGCGGCACGCAGCCGCACTGGATTGCCGCGCAAATTTCGGCCGCTCGTAATGACGGGTCAGGGGTTGCGGGTTTCCAGACAGCGGAAACGGTATTCGAGCAGTGTGCTGCGCCTGTTTTTGGCGCGGCGTTCAGTGCGGGCGCGCAGGAAGGTCAGGCCGGCAATGTGGAAGCCTTCCTGGAGGCGGGGCAGGTCGCAGGCGCGCGCATCGATGGCGCGGACGAGCGCGCCATCTGCCGGGATGTCATCCCCCCGGCTGGCAAGCTCTATCGCGACGCGGATTTCGCGGCCTTTGGCATCTTTCGTGCTCCAGTCGGCAGACGCGCTGGCAGCGATGCCAAGCCAGGGCAGGCTGGCGCGCAGCGGTGCTTCTTCCTCGACAGCGTTGAGCGTGCCCAGCGGCGCGGGGCCGGTGCGCAGCCAATCGATCAGTGCTGCGCGCAATGCGTGTTCCATGGCTCAGCGTCCTTTCGCGAACAGGGGCCAGACGAGGCGCGGGATGCGCCAGCGAGACTCGTCATGGCGCTCCGCGCGCAATCGCGTTTCGCCATGCGCTGCGGCGAGCGTGGCGGCTTTTGCTTCGAGCGCGCGGACAAATGCAGGTTTGGGCGGCTTTGCGTTGCCTTCGATCATGCCAACCTCAACCGCCGCCACGGGCGCCACAATGCCGTGACCGCCGCAGGGGGATTGACCGGATCGGCCGCGTCCCTCTCGCGATGGAAATGCGCGGCAAGCCGGATGATGCCGTGGCGCAACCCTTCCGGCAGCGAACCCCAACCGGGTGCAAGACCTGCGCTGAAGCGGATGGCGATGCGCCCGGCGGACCCTTGGCGCAAGACACGGACCATGCCGGTGCCGTCGGCATCAAGCTCGATCTCGTAGGCATCGCTTGCGAGAGCAAAACGCGACCCCTCGGCAGGGATCCCATCGACACCGGTAATCGCCTGGACGGGAGCCGTTCGTAGCCGCTGCCAGCCGGGCGAGGCCGTGTGGATCTCTTCGCATGTCTGGTGCAGCGGCATCGATCCGGTGAAGGCCTCGCAGGTTTCGGCCGCTGCGCCGAGCAAGCCGGTCAGCAGCGCGTCTTCTGCAAGGGTAGTGATGGCGAGCCAGCTCTTGAGCTCGCCCAGCGCAGCACCGCCCAGCTCGGCGGGCGCAAGTATCGCTCGCTTCATGTGAATCTCCGATGTGACAGAAAAAGCACCCGCGCCGGCAAGGGGGAGACCGGCGCGGGTGAGGTGTGAGTTTGTCTGGCCCTTCAGGCGTTGTCGCGAAAGGTAAGGGGAAACCTGGTCGCGGCAGCCAAAGCGCGACTGCGCGTCGCGGCTTTTGCCGCGGAAGCGGAGCTGGCCGTCAGGCCAATCCAAGGCGGACGGATGTCCGCCGCCCGGCGTTTAAGGGCGCAAACAAACTACGCTTCGATTTTCAGCAGCTTGATCGCGTTACTGTCGAGCACTTGGCCGCCGACGCGCTTGGTCGCGTAGAAGTGGACGTAGGGCTTGTTGGTGAATGGATCGCGCAGGATCTGCGTCGCGGAGCGTTCGGCAATCAGATAGCCGTGACGGAAATTGCCGAAGGCGATGGGAAAGGTTCCGCCTGCAATGTCCGGCATGTCTTCCGCTTCCACCACCGGATAGCCCAGCAGGCGGTCGGGTTGGCCTTCGACCAGGCCCGGCTGCCACAGGAATGCACCATCCGCTGTCTTGAGCTTGCGCACTTCGGCCAGCGTTGCCGAATTCATCACGAAGCTAGCGCCCTGGCGATGTCCGGCCTTCATCGTGTGAACCAGGTCGATCAGCTTCGCATCCGGATTGAGATCGAAGCCGGCCGCATCGCCGCTGCCGATATATTGCAGCGTGCCTGCTGTGCGCACTGCGTCCTCCGCGGCGGTGGACGGCGCGTTGAGGAAGCCGTCGGGCTGGTCGACGCCAGAGCCGGAGACGAAGGCAGCCCCTTCGGCGCGGGCGAACTCCATTGCAATCTCGCTCGCCAGCCAGCTTTCGAGATCGAAAGCGGCATCGTCGAGCATCGCCTGGCTCGCTGCCGGATTGGCATAGAGCTCTCCCGTTGGCGGAGCGATCTCGCGGAAATTGGGGGCATCGGTTTCCGGGCGTCCGGCCGTCTCGCTGACCCAGCCCGACGCGGTGCCACCGGTCGAGACAAGCTTGCGGTATCCTGCCGTGCCGGTCTGCACGACTTGCGCCAAGGCGCGGATCGGGCTGATTTCCGTCAGTTCGCGAGCGATCATCGCGTCGATTTCCTGCGGAACCGCATAGCCGCCATCGGACGGCACGCTACCGCTGACCGACTTGATCTGTGCGGTCGAGCCGCGCCGCAGATAGCCGTCGACGAAGCCCTTCACTTCGGGGGAGTCGGTCCCGCCGGAGATGGCCGGACGAACGGCGGCGCGGCCGATCTTGTCGACGCGGGCCTTCACCTCGTCGACATCGCTGCGCAGCGCGGCAATGTCGGTTTCGGTCTTGTCCTGCCGGGCAACGATTTCGAAGCTCGCGTCGATTGGGTCGGTTGCAGAGGCAGGCGCAGTGTCAGGCGCAATGTCAGGGTTGGGGGAGGTTACAGTATCCATGGGGCAATCACCTTTCGTGGGGGGAGGAGTTCAGGACGTAACAAGATGCACCCGCGCTGCGTGTTGCAGCGGGTGAGTGACGAGGCTGACTTCGAGCAATTCGATGTCTTCAAGCACGCGGCCTGCCGGTTCGTGGCGGAATTGGCGCGCGCGGTAGCCAAAGCTCAGGCCGGAGACGGCGCGGGATTTGACCATTACCGCCGCGCGCCCGTCCGGGTTGTCGAGGCTGGCAACCACCCGCAGGCCGCGTGCGTCCTCTTCGGCGCGGGTCACCCAGCCGATCCGCTGGTCCGGGCGGTGCTGCCAGTAGAGCGGCAAGGGGCCCGGCCGGTCGGCCAGCGTGCGCCGGAATGCTCCGCTGCGGATCGTGTCGCGGCTGGCATCGGCGCGGCCGAACAACGCGGCGTAACCCGCCAATCTCATTTGAGCATACCCGGCATGCCGAGCCGCACCGCGATGCCGATCAGCAAGAGGGCGAGCACACCGCGCACGGCCCACTCGATGGCCGCTTTCCACGCACTGGCCTTGGCATCGCGCCAGGCGCGCAGCAACTCGCGCAATTCGTCGATATCGTCCTGCGCGCCCTTGTCGCCGAGGCCGAGCTTTTGCAGCACGCGGTTCGCGCCCACTTCGGAGCTTTCCTCGACAATGGCGCGCAGAGTGACGAGTTCGCCGCCCTCTGCTGCAGCCTGGGCCAGCAATCCGGCCAGCATGTCGCGCCGGAATTCGTTCGGGGGTGTCATTCTCAGGCTCCTTCAGCTTTGAGGCCGAGCAGTTCGCGCTTCTCGGCGGAGGTCAGGAAATCGGCGGCGGAAACCTGTGCCCAAAGCTTCTCGCGGTCGTCGGCGAGCGCAGTGACGCGGTCGAGATCGACCGACAGGGCAAGGTCGGGGAACCACGGGCCAAGCCCTTCGGACAGACCGGCGAGGATCTTGCCCGCAAGCGGCAGCAGGGTCAGTCGCCACAGCGCGCGATTGGCTTCGCGATAGTTCGAATAGGTGTTGTCACCCGGCAGGCCGAGCAGCATCGGCGGGACCCCGAATGCCAGCGCAATATCGCGCGCAGCGGCGGCTTTCAGCGTGGCAAAATCCATATCGGCGGGGCTCAGCGCCATGCTCTGCCATTTGAGCCCGCCTTCCAGCAGCATCGGCCGTCCGGCGTTGGCCTGCCCCTGATAGGCGCTGGTCAGCTCGGCCTTGAGCCGGTCGAACTGGTCGCCCGTCAATCCCGCGCCGTCGCCACTCTCATAGGTCAAGGCGCCGGAAGGGCGCGCCGCGTTGTCGAGCAGGGCGCGGTTCCATTCGCTGGCAGCGTTGTGGATCGCGATTGCCGGATCGGCAGCGGCGAGCGAGCCTGCGCCATAGTGATCGTCCCCCGGATGGAAGCTGCGGATATGGATCAGGTTGGGCCAGCCGCCGTCATCCTCCAGCGGGATGGCGAGCGTGCGGCCCGAAATGCGATATTCGTAGCCTTTGGGCCAGCCATCCTCGCCCGGTACGATCCTGAGCCGCTCGGGCCGCAGCGCAAACAGCTCGACCGGCTGACCCGCGCCGTCCTTCATCACCTGGATGAAGGCGTTGCCGTGGAGCAGGAGATGGGCGGCGACCGTTTCGATCAGTGATTGGCCCGCGCTGGTCGCCCCGATCAGGCCGGAGGTGTTTTCGTCGACTGGAAAGAGCGGCGCACTGCCGACCCCCTCCGCGATGATCCGGACGCTGCGCTGAGCCACCGGATTGCCGACGAAACCGTCCCGGATCGCGCGGCCATAATCGAAGCTGCGCGGACGCGGCGCGGCATCGAACGCAACTGCCCAGGGCGAGATAAACCCGCTTGCAATAGGCACACGGGAACCGCCCCCGCCCTTGAAGGCGGAAGCTAGAGTTGTGAGGAAGGACATGGGGTTACCTTTTGCTTGCGCGGTTCGGGTTGGCGGGGCATCGATCGCCAATGCGTGTCATCGATTACGTTTTTGGACAGAGCGTCGTGGTCGATTCTCCATTGCCGGTTGATGAGGTCCAAAGCCGCATCAATGGCGCTACACCGTCAGTCTTTTGGCCGTTTGCGAGTGGCGTAAAGGGGAAGGCCCTACTTGGCCGGATCCGCTTATCATTCACCGAGCTTTGGTTCTTCGACTACAGTGCTAAACCGATACTTGCCGGAAAACTGGTCGACACCTTCGGCAGCACCCGATTGGAGGCCAAATTTGGAGCTCCAGTCTTTTCGCTGGTATTCTTCGCCCTCTGGTATTTCCTGCTAACATTGATGGCTGTGGGGATCTTCGTCACATGGTTAAACGATGGCCTGGAACCCGGAGGACGGATTGTATTTCCAGTATTATGTCTGCTGCTATTGGCACCTGCTCTGCTGCATTACGGTCTTACCCGGAAGGCCCATAATGATCTCGAGGCGATCCTTGATTTTCTAGCCAGCGAAGCGGACTTCGAGATCGAAAACTGGTCGGCTAAAAACTACTGATCCTCGGCCTCGCCTGCCTTCCCAGCATCAGTTCCGTCAGCGCCCACACCAGTGCATCGGCGCGGTCGGGACTGCGGCCCGGACCCTCATAACCACCGCCCGCCATCAAACCGCACATCTGGTCTTCCAGCGCGGCAAACAGGCCGCAGTGGCGGACCCGGCCTGCTTCGTAGAGTGCGGCGACCGGTTCAGCGCGGGCCACTTTGCCGCGGCTGGCGTGAACCAGCTTCAGCGGCAGCGTAATATCCGCCGCGCGCAGCACGCTGGCGACCATCGCGCCGCCCTGATTGGCCTCGGCAATCACCCGGTCCGCGCCCCAGACGGCGGCGCATTCGGCAACGGCCCTGGCCCAGCGTTCCGGGCTGGCATTCTCGACCGAGCAATCCGCGAGCACGCGCGCCAAGCCATCCTGACCCAGCGCCGCGACCACGATCCCGCAGGCATCGCCGGTCGCGGACGCTGGCGGATCGACCGCGACGACAATTCTGGCATGATCCACGCCGCCTGACGCCTCGCGGCATCGCTCGATCAGCGCGCGGCTCCACAATGCGCCTTCGACCTCGTCGATCAGCTCGCCGCCCAGTTCCTGCCGCCCGAGCAGCGATTGCCCGAACTCGCGCTCCATCGCGCCGATGAAGCTTTTCGGCAGGTTGGCGGCATTGGCGCTGGTTGCGCCGCCGGTCACCACGGTGGTCTCGTTATCGAACAAGCGCCGCACTAGTGCGGTGTTACGCGGCGTGGTCGTCGCCACAATCCGCTGGTCCTTGCCTAGTCGCAGGCCGAGCAGCAGATTGTCCCAGCACCGCGTTGCCCGATCATGCGCGCCCGGCCATTTGCCGATCTCGTCACACCAGGCGTGGCTGTGCTGCGGCCCGCGCAAACTCTCCGGCTCAGCAGCCGAATAGAGGAAGGCCTGCGCCCCGTTGGGCCAGCGCAAGCGGTGGAGCGACGGCTCGAATGTCGGGCGGGCGTTCGGCGGGGAAATCGCAATCAGCCCGCTTTCGCCTTCCACCATCACGCTGCGCGCTTCGCCCAGCGTTGTGCCGACCAGCGCAATGCGGGCGAACATGTCTGCTTCAGCAATGGAGCGGACATATTCCGCCCCGGCGCGCGTTTTGCCAAAACCGCGCCCGCCCATCACCATCCACACCTGCCAATCGCCGTCGGGTGCAAGCTGGCCGGGGTGGGAGTGCGGATCGAAATAATGGTCGAAATATCCGGCGGCTTCGATCGCCTCGGGACCGTGCATCTGCGCGATCACCGGACCGCGTTTCTCCGCATCGACATTGCGCAGGAAATCGTATCCGGCCTCGTCCGGGTTATCGGTTTCACTCATTGGATTGTCTGACCTTCGGCCTCGCGCCGGGCAATAACTTTCTGGCGCAATTCCTCCAGCTTCGCATCGATTATCTGTCTTGCCCGCGCGGCATCCATATTGCGCCGCTGGGCGTGTTCCTGCGCCATGGTGTCGCGGTGCAGCGCGAGCAGGCGCAGCGCGGCGCCGTTGTCGAACTTCGGCCCGTCCTTCGGCTCGCCCGAGCGCAGTCGGGACAGCAGATCCATTTCGAGGTGTTCATAACCCTCGACCAGAGCGGAGTGCCAATCGCGGGCGAAATCCTCGTTGTCGCGGCGTGTCTTGTAGACCTCGCGAGTGGAGATGCGGGCGCGGTTGGCCGATGCGGTCACATTCGATGTTTCCGCCAGCGCATCCAGAAAGGCGCGCTTCCATTGGTTCGGCGCGGGGGCATCGACGGTGTTGCGCGCCGGCTTGCTCGATTTGCCGGGCCCTGCCCTGCCCAGCACAGTGTCACACAGGCTGGCGAAAGCCGCGCTCTTGTTGCGCCGCGAATAATAGGCACCGGTGGTGACGCCGGCTGCCGCAACCGAGCGTTTGATGTTCTTCAATTGAGCCAATGCGTCCAGAAATGTCGCTTCCCACGAAAGTTGCGGGACATATTCATTGTCCAT